AAGATGTTGCAAGGCCTTTAAGAAAGGTCGTAGTTTCATACCAACCAAATGGAGAAATGAATGAAAAATTTACAACAAAGTGTAGAAGAGTATCAAGGAAACTTTGATAAACTCGCACAAGAGAGAGCACAACTGACTGCCAGAGTACAAGAAATTGTGGTGGCCATGGAACAATTACGTGGAGCAATCGCTGCACTGAAAGGGTTGGAAGCACCCGTCGAAGAAGTAACCCCATCAAAAGAACCTAAGAAGAAATAATGGAATTAGAAATAGGCCTCCGAAGATTGAAGACACTTGTCAGCAAGGTAAGGGGAGCCGACATTCTTACCACCAATCCAGATGTACTGGAACGATTAATAGAGATATTTCATATCATTGAAGATATTGAAGTACCGCACTTGGTGGATTCCATAGAGATGATGCAGTTTACAACCGATGGCGAAGAACCAAAAGCTTAAACGAGGAATTATTTTTTCAGACATTCACTTTCCATTGCAAGATGAGAAAGCTTTGTCCTGTGCCTTACAAGCAATAGGCATTGTCAAACCTGACCTGTACGTCAACATTGGCGATGTGGGTGAGTGGCATAACTTCTCTGCGTGGAAGTACAAAGGAAAGAAACTTCCTTCCTTAGAATACCAACTACCTTATTGTGACCAAGACATTGCAGCGGTCAACGAAGGACTAGACAGAATTGACGCCGTACTTGATAAGTACAAGGTGAAAGAACGCTATATCCTACAAGGCAACCATGAGATATGGATGGATAACTTTGTAGAGAAATATCCGTATATGACAGACTATACATTTCCAAAGGCGTGTCGTATTAAACAACGAGGGTATAAGTATTATGAATACAACGTTCCATTGAAGATTGGAAAGTTAAACTTTATTCATGGAGCCTATGCAACCGTTTACCATGCGAAGAAACATCTCGAGACATATGGAGCCAATATTATGTACGGACATACCCATGATGTACAAAGGCACACCTTAACCAAGCTTGATGCAGGAACTATTGGGGCGTGGGGAATTGGATGTCTTAAAGATATGTCTCGAGAAAAAAACAAATGGCTACGTGGCCGTTTACATAATTGGAATCACGCATTCAGCATTGTGACCTGGTTTCCGAATGGCAACTTTCAAGTAGAAATTATTGAAGTGGTTGGTGGGAAATGTATTGTATGGGGACACGTTGTTGAAGGATAATGTATAAACGCATCATTAAAGGGGTTCCCCGTTATATCTTTAAGAATGAAAAAGAATTTCGGTCTACCTTTCCCGATGCAGAATTAATTCAAGACTGGAGAGAGGGAGAGGAAAATGATTGGGTTGTCACCGATGACAACAAGATAACCCAAATATTGAAACGCAAAACAATGAAGAATACGCATATTCGTGCGTATGATAGTTATTTTGTAACTCTTTTAGGTCCGTGCTTTGCTTCTGGAAAGATGCAAGGACCACCGAAAAAAGATTTTCACACCTTTAGAATGAAGGATGTAGAAGAAAAGAAACTATCATGGAGAGAGATACGGTTTGTGAAGATGGTGGCTCATGGCGAGAACCCAACCCAAGCATACCTTGAGTGTTTTGAAACGAACAACAAAGAAACTGCAAAGGTAAAAACATCAATTCTCCTAAGACAAACAAGGATAAAAAAAGAAGTGGAAAAAGAAATTGAAGAACTGTTGACCGATATTGGGGTTGATAAACGTTGGACCTTAGAACGTGCCAAAGAAATTATAGAGAATGAAGAGACATCGGATGCAGTCAAGATACGTGCATTGGAAAACTTTATGAAGATACAAAGTCTCTATCCAAAAGAAAGACGCAGTGAATCCCTTTTATTAGGACAAGCGTTTACTGGGTTTAGTAAAGAAGAGATAATGGAATTAAGCGGAGCCAAGGTGAAGGTGATTGAACGTGGAAAAGAAGAAGATTAATATTGTCCCTGGCCCCTCTACGATGGCGGAACGTGATGATATATTGGCCAAAGCTTATAAAGACTTAATTTTTTTTGGTCGTGTATTCTTACCACAGGACTTTTTACATAAGAGTGAAAGCCCTCAATTCCATTATGATGTGTCAAAAAAATTAATCTCCCACAAGCCTGGAGCTCGTATTTGTAATATTATTCCTCGGGGGATGGGGAAAAGTATTTTAGCGAAGGCTGCCATTATGCATAAGTTTCTCTTTGCCGAAACAGATAAACAAAACTTTGTGGCTTGGGTGTCTGAAGAACAAGGACAATCCATTGACCACGTAAAATATATTCGACACCACTTTGAAGAAAATGAAATTATTCGTTATTACTTTGGGAACATGGATGGTGGGAGTGTAGGAAAGCGATGGACAGAAAAAGATATTGTTACTCCCAAAGGCGATAGAATTATGGCAAAGGGGTCTTCTCAGCGTTTACGAGGTAGAGCAGATCATTTTAGATGACTTTGAATCAGAGCTGAATACCAAAACACCAGAAAGAAGAGCAGAACTAAAGAAATGGATTGTATCTACCGTCTACCCTTCCTTAGAAGAAACACCAGGGAGTGAAGGTTGGATTTGGTTGGCTGGTACTATTGTACACTATGATTCATTCCTACAAGATATTCACGATGGGGTTAGAGATGCACGTAAAAACAAGCGTAGTTACCCTTGGGATGTAACCTTTCATCGAGCCATTGAAGACGGAAAACCTTTGTGGCCCCAACAATTCCCCTTAAAGAAGTTGGAGAAGAAAAGAAAAGAATTTATAGAAGCAGGGTTGGTGAATAAGTATGCACAAGAGTATATGAATGATGCTCGGGATTCTGCGTCTGCTGCGTTCAAGATAGATAGGATACAGTATTATAACCACCATTTTGAAGCAAAGAATAATTATGCCTACTTAGTAGATAACAATGAAGCAATCCCTATTCATGTGTACATTGGGGTAGACTTAGCTGCAACGGCAACAACCCGTTCAGACTATCAGGTTATTTTGGTAATGGGGATTGATGCAAATAAGAATAGATATGTTCTGGATTATTTCAGAGAGAAGATTCCAGCATTTGATATGGCAGAAAAAATAATAAACATGGCAAAGGAGTATTCTCCTGTAAGAAGGGTTAATATTGAAACGGTTGCCGCACAGGAAATGGTACGAGATATGACAACCCGTATCTCTGTAAAAGAAAAAAGATTAATGCCTGGAATATTTAAAGGGGTAAAGCCTCCATATGGAATTAAAAAGGAAGATAGGTTGGAAACAGCACTGGGTCCGATTGTTAATTCTAAAAAATTATATATTAAAAAACACATGACCGAACTGGTAGATGAGCTCTTTGAACACCCCAAACCAAAGAATGATGACCTAATGGATGCTCTATATTATGCAGATTACTTTGCAAGAGCCCCAAGTAGTGCTGTGATAGAAGCCAAAAATTTTGCAAAAAGCATGGAAAAAGAAGCTAACTTAAAGACAAACAAGCTATACAACTGGATTACTGGGTCTATTGAGTAGAAACTTCTTGCAAACCGAAACCCTAATTTTGTAAATTTCCACACGAATAATTATACTTTTTTATATAAAAATAGATGAAATACGACAATAGAGCATTAGAAAACCAACAATTATTTGACAGATATAAAGATGATAGGGGTGCTTGGGAACTAGATGCGAGACAAGATGTAGACTTTTATCTTGGAAATCATTTTAGTAAAGCGGAGTCTCAAGAGTTAGCATCACGAAATCAAGCAGATGTCCCTATGGATAGAATTTCTCCTGCGGTAGAACGGCTGAAAAGTATGCTTACTTCACGGCCACCCGTTTTTACGGTGGTACCGAGAGAGGACTCTGACAGTTCATTGGCTTATCTGTGGAGAGAAATCATGGGTTTTGTTTGGCAAAACTCTGATGGTGACGCACAAGTAAAACAAGCTATCCACGATTATTGTATTGTGGGGTTGGGATTTTTGTATGCATATATAGATTATGACTCTGATTTTGGAAAGGGAGATGTAAAGTTTTCTTATGTAGACCCGTTCAGAGTGTATGTCCCAGCTTCGTCAAGAGATAGATTTTTTTCTGATGCAGATAATATGATTTTGTCTACCATTTTATCAAATGACCAAGTATTGAATTTATATCCAGAATTGGGGATGAGCATAGACCCAGAGACTGGAGAAGAGATAGACAGGCTAATTGATGAGATATCAACCTATGCTTATGATGAGGACTATCCTGATAATGTTAATCAGAGCTCAATGAATACCTATACGCCTGATACAGTAAAGGGATATTCGGATATTCATTATAAACGTTTTCAAATATTGGAAAGGTTTAGAAAAGTAAAAGTTCCATTCTATCGTCTTTTTGATAATCAGAGTGGTCAAGAATTTATTGTAGATGAAGCAGACTTTAGAGTTTTCTTAGAGAATAATAAGAAAATGATTGAAATGGGACAGGTAGATATTACCCAAGTATTTCAAAATAGAATTAAAGTAACTGCTAGTATTGGTGAGGTGGTGCTATATGAGGCTGTGTTAAACACTGATGTTTACCCTATCGTACCCATAGCAAACGTTTGGACACAAACCCCATATCCTCGTTCTGATGTCTCTAGGGCGAGACCAATGCAACGATTGCTAAACAAACTTTGGTCTTTAGCACTATCTCACGCACAAGCATCTGCGGGTTTAAAACTGCTAGTTCCAATAGGCAGTGTTGAAAATCTTTCACAGTTAGAGAAGGATTGGGCTCCACAACCATTGACTGGAGAGTTTTATAGATTAATACAGCAGTGTGAGTTTTATATAAATTTTATTTTTGGTATTCCAGAAATTATGCAAGGAGTTGGAGACAAGGCTCCAGATACTGCACGGGGAACAGAACGATTAATTGCTCTTGGAAGTGAACGACCTAAATCAAAACTAAGAGATATAGAGTTTAGTATTAAACGATTAGGAAAGATAATGTATAATTATGGGAAAACACATTACGATGTGAAAAAATTATTGAGATTGGTTCAACCAAACAACGACCTGACAGAATTAATGTCACAAGTGTATACTGATAAAACAAAAATTGTATTTGATTTAAAAAAAGATAAACACAATTTAGAACAACATGATGTTGGGATTGAATCTGGTTCAACATTACCAACCAGTAAATATGCTGAACTTGCTGTATATATGGAAGCATATCAAATGGGAATAGTGGACCAAGTAGAAGTATTAAAGAAAAACCCAGACATCTTTGATAAGGAAGGTATTTTAAGACGAATCAATCAAAGACAGCAAATGCAACAACAGGTTGCTCAAATGGGTGAAACAATAAAAAATTTACAGGGAGACCTGCAAACGGCTACAAGAGAGTCTTTATCTGATAGAAAACGAACTGAAGTTGAAAAATTTAAGACTCGTTTAAAAGATATAGAATCTAACGCCAGTGCCGATAGGCGAATAAGTAAAAACAAATTAAACGATAAGGTGTTGCTCGAATTAGAGAAATTACGTGGCGAATTAAAGGTGATTAAGACGGAAATGGACCGTAGTTCTACTCAACGAGACGAGACATCTTAAAGGAGAAAAAAATGGAAAATCAAACATCAACAACCGATACTCAAGCTGAAGAATCTATGGATACGGTTCCAGCTGAGTCTCAACAAGAAGGTACTTTAGAAGGAAATAGTGAAATGAATTGGGAAAAAGAAGCTAAGAAGTTTCAGTCAATGCACGATAGAGTGTTAGCTGACCAAAAGCATCTTGAACAATACAAACCACTCATTAACTTATTAGAGCAACGACCCGACCTTGTAGAGACTTTAAGAGATAATATTGTCGGTAAAAAAGGTGAAGATAAACAAACTGAAGCATTACAGTTAAACGAAGACGAGTTCAATCCATGGGATGCGTACAATAAACCTGGCTCACCATCATATGACTATAGAGTTAGAGATGATGAAGCTAGAATAAATAATGCAGTTGGCAATGCTATGAGAGGGCAAGAACAAAAACAGTTTCTTAACGATACTGTGAGTAGTCTCAAAAGCGACTATCAAATGGATGAGGGAGAGGTTCAGGAATTTATGAACTTTGCTCG